GTTAGGAATAAGAACAACGGGGGCGTGTACCCCCCCACAACGTACAGTGGTAGCGTTGTATCCAAGCTTGCACTGTCACAGGGGCGCCTGTAGTATACAACGTGCCACGCATGCTAGTACAGATCGATGCACACATGCAAGTATATTTGCTGTAGGGGGTTGCAATGGGGCTTGACATATGGTATAATAAGGGTGTCAAAATAGGGACGTTCAAGAGTGAACGTGGTAAGGCAGCTGGTAAGTCCACACCGCAAAGCTCAAGAAAAAACCTCTTGACAAACCACACAGAGTGTGGTACAATAAATGGGGAGCTAAAGCCAAAAGCCCGGTAGCAAGGTCGATGGGCATGGCACGTGGTAGCATGGTCGAGACGTTCACCGGCTTTCAATCCAACAAGCAATCAACGTACCTTGACAACTGAATATTGAAAACACTTCTATTCTGTTGCGTATTCTTAGGCAGCAGTGCATGACAATAGGCAGCCGGTAAATTGGTGCTGAATGTCGTGCATTGCAACGTGGGAATACCACGAATGTACATAACAAAGAAAAGAGGAACTATTATGACTTACAACATTGTTGTTACCGCTATCCATGATTCCATTATTGGTAAGACAGAATCCTACATCTGCCAACTTTGGGGCGACAAATTGGTTATTGACGACAAGTTTGACACACCGCGCTGGCTTTTGTATTCCGGTTATAATGTGGTTTCGGTCGGTGACGTTCGCAATTTGCACGCGTCCTGCAAGCATTCCGGCTGTGTAAATATGAACTACACACTGCACCTCATTTAATCCCGAAACAGGCAGCAATGCCTGTCCGCACAAGCTGGTTACTTGTGCGCTGATGATGGGAAACCACACAGACGTGCCAAAACACAGAACAAGAGAGGTAAATATTATGAAAAGCTACAACTATCACATGATTTCTATGCCCGCTGCAAACTGCCACGTTGAGTTTATTGTTGATGATTTTAGTATCTTGCGCAACATTCGTCTTTGGTCGTACAGCACTTGCATTCTTAATGTATCTGTCGGGCCTGATGAAACTGATGCAATTGATATTTTGATTGAACATTATGTTGGGTGCAGCAAAACAACGGCCCGGCATGTAAATCGTTTCACTCAAGAGTTGATCGGCTCTAACCTGTATTTCCAGTGCCGTGATACTGATGTAGGTGGGCACATTTGGATTGACGGCTTGATGTTGAATGCGGTCGAAATGTTTGAGCATTATGTCAATGTTGGCAAAGCAATTCGTTAACCCGAAACAGGCAGCAATGCCTGTCCGTACAAGCTGGTTACTTGTGCGCTGATGATGGGAAACCAACACAGTAACGCCAAAGACAGAACACAGAAAAGAGGTATAATATGCTATTGGTTAAGATTGACCAGTGCCTGAATGGGCGCTATGTTAACAGTGTATACGGTGATTCACTGCAGCTTGTTCAGCGGAGTGATTATAGTTTCTATAAGCTCGAGATGAACAATGCTCTTGTGGCAACGTTTACCAATACCGCTTCTCAAAGTTTTCAGTATGAAATGCACAAAGTTGCCGCTGATTATACATACGGCTTGACCACCGTGCAGCATTGGTGCTGGAATATGGTAGAAAAGAGGTTATAATCGTTAACCCGAAACAGGCAGCAATGCCTGTCCGCACAAGCTGGTTACTTGTGCGCTGATGATGGGAAACCAACACAGTAACGCCAAAGACAGAACACAGAAAAGAGGTATAATCATGAAGGTTATAAAGATTAAGCCCTTAACGATTGACGGCATTAACCATTACTTAGAGTTCAATCATACCAGTCTTTTGGGTGAACTCACTGGTGAGCCTGTTTTAAAATTTCTTCCTACTGGTGGTGTGCTTGTAAATGAGCAATATCCAGAGGGTGAAGTTTATACAGTTCACCTGTATGAACCCGGATTTTATAATGGTGATGAAGTTTACTTGCGGTTTAATAGGTATGAATTAGCTTATGCTTGTTACCGTAGGGCAGCTGGTTGTAAAACGGTTTGGGAGTTCTTGAAGAACGAATGAAAGGAGCGTTACAATGCGTTGGTATCGTATTGAATTTTTCAAAGTGCATATTGGCAGTGTTGAAGATAGTGTTGCTGTTGTTGAGTGACAATATACGACTCATAGAATAGCCATTGCAGCAGCCGATAAAATGCTTGACCACCGCCCTGATTGCATTGGTTACACATTAACAGTTTTGTAGTAATTCTCAGGCAACGACTCTGAACCCGGTTCAGGGCCGTAACGTGGGAACTACCCGCGAGAAAAGGAGTGTTTATATGTTTGCAAGTGTCACAGCTTTCTTATGGTGGGTTGCTTTTTCACCATGGATTGCAGGTACAGCAATCAATACCGCGACTATGTTTGGCATTATTGCTGGTACACGGTTGGTAGCAGATATCGTTTTGGGTATCTGTGACCCTGATGTTGATTGTGAGGTGATTGAATGATTCGTTTGTTTCTGAAAAACTATTCAGATGCCGAATGCGTTGCTTTGTACAATGCGTTGTCTATTGTTTCTAATGACATTGTTCAGGGCACAGAACCGCGTAAAGACTTGGATTCTGCCCTTGATTATCTCACCGGCTACATGGACTGCCGTGAAGATAAAAAGAAAGGCGGTGTGAAGCAATGTCCGCACGTTTGAACGCCGGAGAACTGGCAACAAAGATGTTTGACTATCTTTGTCAGCAATACCCTGTATCCGTTGTGCAGTCCGCACGCTGGTGCATGGACAAACGTCTGTTCGATGAACCGGAAATTTCATTTTATCCGGACACTGAAAACACTTTTCCATCATGTATCCGTGCAATGGAATACGCCCTTGAGGAAGGACTTCCGGTGTGGGTGGTCAAGGATGGCAGCAATTACCCGCTTGACGTCTTTACCTACCACAAATTAGAGGTGTTATTTGACCTGTAATTCTCAGGCAACGGTTCTGAACATCACTGTTCAGGGCCGTAACGTGAGAACTACTCACGAGAAGGAGTTGAAAACTATGCTGAATCTGTTAAAAGTTCCACCCTAGAACAGAATTGCAGAGGGCATACCGATTGTTAAATTTTTCACGAATGAGACAATCGTCTATCCCAACTGTAACAATTCTGCATGTACCCTATACCATTTCTATGGTACAATAGAGGTGGGCAAAAGCCCAGTTCACAACACACTTTCAATAACAAAACAGAAAGGAAAAATCTATTATGCGTAAGTATTACATCACCCGTAAGAGCGCCGTCACCACCTGTACTGTCAAGGCAGTCAATACCACTACTTTTGAAGTCGTGGATATGACTGTTTCGATTGATGGTGCATTTCCCAGCAAACCAGAAGCACTCAAGGCAATCACTAAGAGCTGGGAGAACCCTGAGATGAATCCCATTGCCGTCACCGACATGACCTGCAAGGTGCAGACCCGTGGCATGACCATGCAGAACTGGTTCGCCAATGCGGACGTTATCTCTGAGGAAGAAATCACCGAAGAGGAAGCAGCCAGCTTTGGCAAGCGCACCAAAAAGACCGCAGAAGAACAGTAATCACAAGAACAGATAAGGAGATAACACTATGAATATCATTGCAAAGTCCGCTTCCGTTGCTTCCGCACATGACCTGTATGTTCTGACTCAGGCACCTGACCGCGAAAAGCTTACCACCGTGAAGGGCGCGACCCTGACTCTGGCAAGCTGGGTTCTCTACACTGACGTCAATAGCAAGGGTGATGAAGTTACCCTTATGGCTATGACCACCGATGATGGCAAGTCGTATTGCACCAACAGCACCACGTTCTGCAAGGACTTCGGCAACGCCGTCGAGATGTACAAGCAGTTCGGTGAGGAGTTCACCAAGATTCAGGTTGTCACCGGCACTTCTAAGAATGGCCGCGAGTACATCTCCTGCAAGGTCGTTGAGTAAAACGACTTAGCTGTTTCGGCAGCATAACACAGTGATTTAAAATCCCCCTTATCTGAAACACGGTGAGGGGGGTTTTTGATAGGAAGAGGTGAACAAATTATGAACGCAAGGCAGAAGAAAGCTCAAATGCATGCACGTGCGTTACGTGCAGCAAAGGAGAGTTTAATGCAAGCCGTGAATCGCCAATTGCAGTCAGCTAGAGCTAAAGGGTATGAAGCAGAGGTGACGCCACAGGTGCTACGCCTGTTAAACCTTGAGCAGTTCAGGCAGCGAGACGTTCAGCAGATGAACAGATTAGCTAATAACCCAGAAAAGTTAAAAGAGTACATTTTAGCATCTGATGCTGAAACCGGTGAGGTCGTTTCTGGTGAAGCAGCTATTGCTCGTTACAATCGTTATGCAACCAGCAAGATTGCAAAACCAGCAAAGCAAGCAGAAGTAATTAGAGAAAACTTTGAATATACTGTGCAAAAAGCGTTTGTTGACACAGCGCAAGCCGAAGCATTTCTTACAGCTGTTAATCATGCATTGGTAGGTGATACGTCTGTAATTGATGATAATGAGTGGGGTCCAAAATTTATTACAGAGCATGATAGGCAGTGGGCTTTGCGTGATAGCTCTCCTATTATTGCAATGGTTCATAATGCTGTGCAGCGTAGCGTAAATACTGTTGGGCTTAATGAGTTTGCTAGAAGAGTAAATGCACACCCGGAATTGTTTGACCAGTTAGCGGCAGTTATCTCAGGTGGTCATTCTAAAGGAACTAATGATAAAGACATTGCTTATGGCGCAGCATCTGGCATTGTTGAAATCTTGACTGGTTCTAACGACCCCATGACAATAGGTGACGCTGTTGATGCCATGGAGCAGGCAGGAGATTTTGCAGAAGAATTTGAGGAATGATACATTGTGGCACGTTCTGAAAAGTGGCGCACGTTTAGTGCAGACTTTGAAACAACAGTAGAACAGAATACAAGAGAACAGAAAAGCACTGAGGTTTGGTCTGCAGCTAGTGTGGAACTTTGGACAGAGGACGTTATGGTTTTTCATAGTATCGATGATTTGTTCAACTACTACATTAGCTTAGACGAAAACATTGTAGTGTATTTTCACAACCTCAAATTTGATGGCAATTTCTGGATGTACTACCTCTTGCACGACTTGAAGTACAAACAAGCCTATGACATAGTTGATGAAAAGCACATTAAGTTCCGTAAGAACTGGGATATGCCGGATAAGTCATTCAAGTACGCAATCTCAGATATGGGACAGTGGTACAGTATGACTATCAAGCAGAACGGCCATTACATAGAACTCAGAGACAGCTTAAAACTTTTACCTTTTTCCCTGAAAGCTATTGGCAAGTCATTCCAAACAAAGCACCAGAAACTTGAAATGGAATACAAAGGTGAACGCTATGCCGGTTGTCCTATCACAGAAGAAGAGATGAAGTACATCGCTAACGATGTTCTAGTCATTAAAGAAGCGCTTGAGATTATGTTCTCTGAGGGGCATCGTAAGTTGACCATTGGTAGCTGTTGCCTTAGTGAATATCGGAACATAATGCAAGATGAATACAATGACTATTTCCCAGACTTGTACAAAGTTCCGCTAGACGAAGAGCAGTTCGGCAGCAAGAATGCTGGCGAATGGATACACAAGTCATACAAAGGCGGATGGTGCTACATCGTAAAGCAAAAGGAGTGTAAAGAGTTTCACAACGGTGTTACTGCAGATGTGAACAGCTTATATCCAAGTGTCATGCATTCTGAATCTGGTTCTGATTACCCTGTCGGAATGCCAAAGTTCGTTCATGTTGAAGCAGATGAAGGAACTATTTTCGGTGATTGCACATGTCCTGTTAAGTATGATCCATTCTGGTTTCAGCCAGAGCCAAAACCTACGCGTCCACATGAGTACGGTCATTTCTACTTTTTCCGTATCAAAACTAGATTCTATCTCAAGCCCGGGAAACTTCCTTTTATTCAGATTAAGGGTACATGGATGTACAAGGGTACAGAAGCCCTTGAAAGTTCAGACGTTATTGGAAAAGACGGTGTTGCTCGTGAGTATTACTATGATGTTGATGGTAACTTGCACGACACGCGCGTTGAACTTACACTGACACAGACAGATTTTATTCTATTACGTGAGCATTACGACTTAGTAGATTATGAACTGCTTGACTATTGCGAGTTCGCGTCTGCAATTGGAATCTTTGACGAGTACATTAACAAGTATGCAGCAATCAAGAAAACCAGTAAAGGAGCAAAGCGTACATTAGCAAAACTATTCCTGAATAACTTGTATGGTAAAATGGCAAGTTCAATGGAATCATCATTCAAAGTAGCTTATCTTAAAGACGATGGAAGTGTTGGATATTATGAAGTTGAAGAGTACGAAAAGAAACCCGGATACATCCCAGTTGGTAGTGCTATCACTAGTTACGCCCGGAACTTTACCATTCGAGCAGCACAGAAAAACTATTACGGCCAAGATAAACCCGGATTCATTTACGCAGATACAGACAGCATACATTGTGACCTGTCACCTGAGCAGTTGAAAGGAATCACGGTGCATCCAACTAATTTCTGCTGCTGGAAACTTGAATCCAGCTGGGATGTTGGTTGGTTTGTACGACAAAAAACGTATATTGAGCACGTAACAAAAGAGGACTTAGAGCCTATTGAAAAGCCGTACTACAATATTAAATGTGCCGGTATGCCAGCAAGATGCAAAAATTTATTTGCAGAATCATTTGACCCTACTATTGCAAAAGACATTGAAGAGGGTAAAGACCCGAGAAATGAGGAACGAGAACTAAAAGATTCAGGTCTTACACCAGAAGAAATACAGTTCTTATCCACAACCAGAACGTTGTCAGATTTTAAAGTTGGTTTAACTATTCCCGGTAAACTGCTGCCAAGGAGAATCCCGGGTGGTGTGTTACTGGTAGATACTGATTTTACAATGAGGTGATACAATGAATGTCGTCGAATTATGGAACACCTGTGTTGATTGGTTTCCCGCTACAACTATGGTTATCAACTCTGATGGTGGAGACCATTTAAAAACTTTTAAATCAGTTGAGGATTGCCTCAAATTCTGTGGCAAGAACACTGTATCGGCTTTTTCTGTAGATAGGTTAGGCGATACTATTACAATTGAAATCGAGGTGTAATTATGAGATTCAAGAACAACAAATGCAAGAACTGCGGTTCAGACCAGTTTGAAATGGTCGCACAGGGCTATTTCTCCGGTATTTACTGCAAGAAGTGTGGCAGGCTGCTGCAGTGGGTGAAGTTTGAACAGCGCCCTTCTATCGCTGGTTACTTTAAACGCTATGGCGATTACAAGGAGATTAAATGATGGAGCACTATCTCATTTGCGATAAATCATACGGCAATTATAAGTCGTGTGATATTACAGATTGCCCGTATCATCTTGAGCACTACAATCCGCAGCCTGTAGACTGGATTATGATGCACAAGGTAAACGCAATTAACTCAGGTGGTTGCATGCAAAATTTGCAAGAAAGGGTGAACAGTGGTGAGTAATGGTGCACTTCCTCATATGGAAGATAGCGTAGAGGACGCAGTTGGACGGAAATACATCTTAATCAAGTTGCCGCACGAGACGTTCAAACGTAGAGCTATTAACAAAGACTCTTTGTTGTACGTTGCAGCACTGCTTGAAAAAGATTTTGTGCACCTTCCCGGGTTCAATGACCAGTGCTTACGTATTGGTTCTTTGCCAGACGATATACTGCGTTCTAAGGTACTAATGTATAAGGTAGACACACCTAGCACGTTCACCGCTATCATTGCTGGCTCTGGGTTCAGTATCTGGAATTATGAAAAGTGAGGTTATCATGGCTGTTATTATTGTTGCGGCTCTTGTAATTGCGTACATTGGGTACACGTTTGTTTATTCTCTTGTACATGGATACACCGATGGGGCTATACTTATTGCAGTAGCCACTGCTATCGTAGCTTTGTTGGTGTGGTGTGAAGCAGCATGGGCGGTGATGAAATGAAACTGTGTGATGCACTGTTTGCTGCAGGCTCACTTATTGTTATTGTAGGCGCTGAATGCATTGGTATTGGTGTTATGATAACTAATGGCGCGGCCTTGTGGGAAGTGATTTTTGCAATAGTCATTATGCTTGGTGTTGACTTAATGGTAGCAGCGTTCTTCATGCTAGAATGAAAGGAGTTATTTATGATTATTAGAAATTATTGTAACTACCGGCTGTGTGAGTGCGAGGTTGGTAATGTGGTAGAAATTCAGGGCATCGAAGACCTGCACATTGTAACCGACCTTACTGATTTTAAAGATGATAAGGATGTATCTGTGATATGTGTATCCTTGAAGACCGGCTATGGGCACGGTTTTGTTCAAAATACTCCGTGCCGTATTGTGCCGTGCGAAGTTCACGTATTATAAGATAAAACAAACCCCCAAAGGGCATCTTACGATGTATCCTCTGGGGGTTTTCTATATCCTGAATCGAGTTCCAACAGAGCGTGCAGCCTACACGAACCTGCATCCCGGACGGCTCTTCGCCGCTGCTACCCAGTTGCATCAATGTTAGTTGCTCGATGGGATAAGTTTAATAAGACAGTGCTTTGAGAATTACCTCTTTGCACATAAGGTTCTTGAACCTAAACGCACCACGGTCAAAGTAATACCGCATATTGTCCAAGAACATGGAATAGCTTTTCAGCATAACATAGTTCACACGATGGTCGTCAGTAGTTACAGCCAGTTTGAACTTGTAGCTAGTATCAGGTCTATCGTCACAGTAGATAACACCTGAGTCCGCGAACTCTCTCAGTCCGTACTCTTTACCCATGTATCTAAGAGTGCCCAGATACCTTGAATTACCTTCCGGCTTTTCGATAAAAGCAGAACTGTCGTTCAGATACACAGCTTGTGTTAAATACGTGTCATAGGTGTCACCTGAAAAAGCTCTGTTAAAAGCAGAACTGGCCTGTGCCTTAGATGCAGCATCAACATAGCCCTGCTCAAGAACCCAGCCTTCACCACGCAGAAACTTTACATTGTCTGTAAGTCTGCTGCTGATATTCATGGCAACATAATATGGGTTCAGTAAAGTTACAGGGTTAGACAGCATATAAACAGGGACGTATCTACTTTGAGTGCCTTGACCACGCGCGACAGATGTGTGCACAGACCTGAACTTTTTAACTTCGTCTGCACAGTAGTGGTTTGTCTCGCTCTGAAACTCGTCCATTAACATTCTTACAGTGTCAGAAAAGAAGTGTGAATATTTTTTAATCTGGTCTGCGCTGTTGATGCTCACTGCATATCCGCAGTTAACTCCATCCAGAAACAGCTCATAGAAGATGCCTTTAGCTCTGCGCTGGTCTGTCATTTCATGACCCGGAAAGAACAGTCCGCTAATGTCCTTGAAGAACTTGTTAGCGCAGTCATCCAGTTCATAGTTATACCTATACAGTAGCATGAATTTTTCGCCGTAGTTGATGAAGCGTTTAAGACAATACCGGTTAAACCATGTAGTCTTGCCGCCACTACGGTTGGTAGTGCACATATAGATTTCTGGCTTGCTGCCGTTGATATCCGTCAGGGAAAGCAGCTTTGCGCCGTCATAAAAATCTCCCAAAATATAACACCCCGTAAAATTTGATCCATGTGGAACATTCCGGAAATGGACGTTCCTTCTATAAATATTATACCGCAACCCCTGTTCAAAGTCAACCATTTATGGTATAATAGAATAAACGGGAGGGGAAGGGGGTGAAGAAAAAGTGAAGTTTGCTTCATCCGTACCGACCGAGTTAGTTCTCGTAGTCGTGTTTATGATGGTGGACGTTCTGACCGGAGTGCTGAAAGCGCTCAAGAACAAAGAGCTGTCCAGCACCAAAGCAAGGGAAGGCATGTATAAAAAGGCATCGTTCATTCTGTTCGTTGGTTTTGGTTATCTTGCCGACTTTGCAATGGACTACGTAGACATGGGATTCAAGTTCCCTGCGGCTGTTACCATTAGCACACTGATTATCCTTACCGAAGCTATTTCTGTTCTGGAAAATCTGGGCAGCATTAACCCTGACCTTGTGAAAATGGTAGCGCCATTCCTGTCTGCACTGAATACCAAGAAGGATAGTGAATACAATGAAAACAGCTGAGTATTATGTTGTTGACGTGACTGAACACGTTAATGAGAAAGTCAGTGAGCATTTCACTATCAGCGAGTTTAAGTGCACTGACAATTCTCGTGTCGTTGTGCTGAATAAAGCACTTATTGATGTACTTGAAACAATCCGTAAGCATTTCAACAAACCTGTAATCATCAACAGTGGCTACCGTACTGTAGCTTACAATTCACAGCTCAAAAACTCGTCACCTAAATCACAGCACACTCACGGCAATGCAGCGGATATTCGTATTCCGGGTATTACGCCACTTGCTTTGTACAATTTCGTCAACTCTTTCTACCGCAATTCTCTTGGGCTTGGTTTGTATGACACCTTTGTCCATGTGGATGTAAGAGACGGTAAGGGCAGATGGGATTATCGTTCTAAGAAGTAATATAAAGGAGTGAACAGAATGGAACTGTCAGAGTACAATGCAAAAACACAGGAAATTCTGTCCAGTATCGGCGAAGATGCTGACCAAGGAAAGATTTCCAACCTTCTGGCTGAACTGACCACTGGTTTCAGTGAAGAGGTTGCGGCAAAGGTAGCAGCAACTAAGAGTGTTGAGGAGCTGACCGCTAAGAACACTAAACTGAAAGAGGATAACATGAACCTCTTTCTGCGTGTGACTGTGCCGGACGATAACAGCAAACTGAATGACCCTCAGCGCCCTGAAACTGACCCGAACCCCGTGAACCGCCTGTTTACCGGTGGCAGACTCAACCTTAAAGGCTAACACAAACACTAAGAAAGGATAGTGATTATCTATGGCAACTGCTGTTGACGTTGTTAACGCCGTTATCAATACCAGCACTGTTCTGCGAGAGGGTGTTCCCCTGGCTACCAATGCTACGCTGCAGAGCACCGGCGGCGCTATCATGTCGTACACCCCGTTCATGAACGAGTTTATCAACGGTCTGGTGAACCGCATCATCTTTCAGGAAGCGCACAACGCTGTCTACGACAACCCGCTGAAGATTTTCAAGGGGGCTGAGATTCCCTACGGCACTGATGTGCAGGACTCCATTGCGAACCCTGCCATTGCCACTCCTTATGACTCTTCGGCTATGTCCGATGTTCTGTCTCCCGGCAACCCGGACGTCAAGACCGTCTACTACCGGCGCAATCGTCAGGACAAGTACAAGGTTACTGTCTATGACGCACAGCTGGCTGGCGCGTTCGTCAATGCTGACACCTTCAACAACTTCGTGAACATGATTATCAACACGCTTACCAGCGGTGATAACATTGACGAGTTCAAGCTCATGAAGGGCCTTATCGGTCAGGCTATCAACGATGAAAACATCAACTCCACCACTATCGCCGTGGGCACAGACCATGAAGCGTTCGCAAAGAAGCTTATCACTGATGCCCGGGCAAAGTTCCTGCAGTTCCAGTTCCCGAGCATCAACTACAACTGCTACAAGAAGATGGCAGATGCCGCTGGCGTGGCAAACGCGACCGCCCTGACCACGTGGACTACCCCCGACCGTATCAGCATTCTGGTTCGTGCCGATGTTGCCGCTTACACTGACGTGGAAGTTCTGGCAAAGGCATTCAACATGAACAAGGCTGAGTTTATGGGCCGGCAGGTCATTGTGGACAGTTTCGGTGATACTGGCAACGCCGCTAAGACGCTGGCTGTTATCGCTGATAACACTATGGTTCGTTCTCATGACAACCGTTACCAGATGGCCGAGACCCCGTACAATGCAAGCACCCTGAGCCGTACCTACTTCCTGCATCACTGGGAGACCATGGCGGTCAGTCCGTTTGCAAACGCATGGGCTTTCATCGAGGGTTAATGTAAACCCTCCGCAACTTTAACATTCTGTTTCACTCCTTACGGTAGGCAGTCCATCCTCACAGCTGCCGAGGGCGGGTCAGGGGCAAGGAGAATAAGATGTTTTCACCTACTACGAATTTACGGCTGTTGAGTACGCCGCTTGAAAGTGACTACAGAAACACATTGTGGTTTCCGAATGTCGCAGCTCAAACTGCATACTTTACCAGCAAAACGGTAAAGACGTATGCAAACTTCAACTACATCAAGAAGGACAACACGATTGTCGTTCCTGAAGAAGTTGATAATCTCTATAACTGTAACTACATCATGTACCAGAATTCCAACTTCGGAACGCGCTGGTTCTACGCTTTCATCAACCGCATGGAGTGGGCCAGTAATGGTAGCACTAGGCTGTATGTCAGCACTGATGTTATTCAGACGTGGTTCTTTGATATCAACTACTATCAGAGTTATGTCGATAGATGCCATTCTGATACTGATATCCCGGGCGATAATATCGTTCCAGAAGATTTCACCGATATCAGCCATGGCGGTTATCATCAAGTAGGCACGCATGATTTGACACCTAGAGAAATTTTTCTTTACGCTACTTGCACGCCTACCGGAACGCCTATGAGCGGTCAAGTTCTTAATGGAATGTACACCGGCTCTGCTAAAGTGATTGGCGCTACAACCGTAAACCCCGAACCTATGAACGAACAGCTTAGCAACTACGTTAAGCAAGGTACTGCTTCTGCTGTATCACGAATTCAACAAACAACTAGCCAGAATGGAGCAATCATTAGCTTTGCAAAAAGGCCTAGTTATTTAGCGTGCATGTCTGGTACATCACAGCAAGCATACTACCCCACAAACAAAAAATTGCTTTCTGGCGCGTTTATTACGTGCTATTTCCAGATGTATGGGCAAGAGCTAGAGTTTAACCCAGAATACATCAACGGCGCAAACGTTCAACTTAAAATTCTGGACGATGGAACAAGCGGCTCACTGGGCTGCATGGTATCCAACTACTCTAATGCAAGAATTTCAGGCCTGCTTGTTACTACCACAATTCCAGAATCCACATGGGCATATAACCAATACAAAAACGATTTCAATTTGCACTCAGGTTCTAACGCTATATATAACAGGCGCAGCTCTATGACACGCTCTATCCAAAAAGACCAAGCTGCTGCTGCTGTTGTTAGCAATGCTGCTGACGCGGTTAGCGGCACATTAAATGCATTTAGTGCAGGCTCTGCATTAAGAGCAATAGCATCATCTGGTGGTAGTCTTGTTAGTCAGGCAAACAGCATTTTCCAATCAGGCGTTGGCGCTTATGACGCATACAAAAATCTTCAAATCTATAATACTGGTAATGACGCTATCAGTGAAGATTTGAAGTATATCAATGAATGCTATCAAGCTCCTGCTGTTGGTGGTGTTGCTACCTCTAACGTTTATCTCGCTGGAAATGAAACGGCTCTTTCCTATGGATATAAAGTGCCGCCGCTTGATATCGTGAAACGGTGCGATAAATACTTAACGGTGTATGGATATAAACAAAGCATTTACAGAAACATTAACCTGCACGCTAGACTAAACTGGACTTTTATTAAAACTTTGGGCTTAAACGCTGCTGGTAATTTTCCTGACGAAGATATGAAAATTATCAAGAGTGCGTTTAACAATGGCATTTTCTTCTGGTCTTACACCGCAACATTCGGAAACTTCGACCAGCTCAATCCTATTGTGTAAGGTGGTGATATAGTGGCAAGCACTCAAGAAGATAATGCCAACGGCCTGAAAAATTCAATTTCAGGCAATGGCGCAGTGTATACCACCATTAAAGCACAATACCCGGGCAGTTGGAATGACGACTTAGTTGCCATTGGTAAATTAGTTGGCATGTCCCCCGCTGATATCATAAAGCTCAATCCGTGGCTAACTTCAAATAACTTTGTTGCAAATGACCATGATTATGCTGTACTTCAACTCAAGGTCGCATCTTCAACTGGTCAGGGCGGTTCGCACGGCATGAATGGTATCTCAGATGGCTACTATGTAACCAATGAGTGGACAATGCCGCTTGGCGTTGGAACGTGGTTTGTTTCTACTGGATACAAGGAATCGCATAAAGCGCTTGACTTTACAACTGGTATTCCCGGTCAAATTGCTGGCTATCCTGTATATGCCGCAAAAGCTGGCACTGTTGTTCAATGCTATAAGTCGGATAGTTGGGGCAACACAATCTTAATCCGTCATGACGACACTATAGATGAAAGCGGAAACTGCTACTACACACGTTATGCTCACTTGATTAGCTTGCCTACACAAAAAGTAAATGACAAAGTTAGTCAAGCTGACAAAATTGGTGCAGTTGGAAACACTGGTAAATCTACTGGTTATCATCTTCACTTTCAAATTTATTTTACATCTGCCACACGCACTGACTATACAGCTTTTAATGCAACAGCTAATTTCTCTGTTAATCCCAATAGTATAGCTAACTTTCCGGGAAAACCTTTTGTAGAGCACACAACTACCACTGTTGAATATCAAAAATGCGACTTAGTAACAGAAAACGACATTAAAGAGTTCAAACGTGCTATTGCTGGCACAGAAGCAGAAAACCCAATGACGGAAAGTGAATGGACTAGTTTCACAAACGGCCTTATCACTCGTTACTTGGCTGGCATCAACGTTGACAAAAGCTCTGACTTAGGCAAATACCTAACAGACTTCCTACAAGCGCAATTCGATGGTATCAAGAAAAACGGACTTGAATCTGTTTATAATCTACTGAATGGCGGCAACTTCTTTGTAACGTTACAAAACTTTTGCCAAAGCGTTGTTGACAACTCCATTTGGTATATTGAAAACAAGGTTGGCGAAGTCCTCACAAAGGCATCACAAGAATTTGTAGCAAGTACAAAAACAAACCTCAAACAATGGATTTTCAACGCAACTGATACAGACCCTAACAGCGAACTTGGTCAATCGCTAGGAATTTATCTTGACGGCTATGTTGATAGCATTGTAAATAACGGCTGGTCTGCTGTTCGTACTGCAATTTCAACCGGTGACGTAAGACAGGCGGCACAAGTATTCATTGACCAAACAAAGAATACAACAATAGACTACGTTGCAAACATCATGGTGCATGGTGCAACATCTGCAATCAAGTCTTATGTGCCTACAATCATTGGCGACACTAATGTAGCAAACGCAGTGGTAAGCATTTCTACAGGCGTTATAAACGTCACTATTCAATCCATCGGCAGTGTTATAAAAGGTCAGATATCTCTTGAGCAAGCCGCAAAGAACATTCTATGTTCAACTGTTGTCACTGTTACTCAGGTAGCATTCAGCCAATTGATTGAACCTGTTCTTGTTCCATGGTTGACACAAGGAGCTATGGCAATAATTACAGAAGGTCTAGCAGCATTAGGCATAACACTAGGTTCTGCGGCTGGCCCCCTTGGCGCACTACTTGGCTTTTTAATTTCCCTTATTCTTTCCCAGCTGTTTAACTTCCTTTTGCAAAAACTTATCGGCTGGTTTACCCAGTAAGAAGGTGGTAAAATGTACAAATATGACAATGAACTTGCCGAAAAAGAAGTTGCTGTTTCAGCCTACTGTGACTACTACACCAGACTAAAGAACCTTGCCTGTACCATGTTCAAGTGGGAAGGACTTCCCGACAGTGTGAATGAACGTTTCCTTGAACGTTGCCTGTATTTGCAGGGTCGTGCAGTATTCTTCAACAGTGAAACCCGTGGTTTCCTTGGCTTGAATTGCAGCCTTGAGGGCATCAACCTCTATGACGAACCAAAAAGAATCCGTCCCATCACTCCTGTAACGTCTTTCTCCGCCATTGATGCAGATAACTGCGTCCTTATCAGAAACACTCCTGATATGTACCCTACCTTCCTCACCACCCGCAGATATGCAAAAGCTCTGTATGATATCGATGCTGCAATTGATATCAACATTTCTGCGCAGAAAACGCCTGTGCTTATCCTTACAGACCAGAAACAGAAACAAACTGCAATGGCTGTTTATGAAAAGTACAAGGGTAATACTCCTGTTATCTTCGGCGTTAAAGATGTGTTTGACCCGAACGCTTTCAAAGTTCTGCGCACAGACGCCCCATTTGTTGCTGGTCAGTTGCAGGATATCAAAATCACCAAGTACAACGAGTATCTTGGTTTCCTTGGTATCGGCATGGCTGACTACAAAACAGAGCGCCGCGTCACTGATGAAGTAGAGCAGTTTGACCGGCAGGCCAATGCGCTGGCTAACATCGGTCTCAGTCAGCGCGAGGAAGCATGTCGTAAAATCAACGACCTGTTCGGCCTTAACGTCAGTGTTCATCTGGCATCCAAAGCATACACTACTGAGGGCGCTAAGTACAGTAAGAACAGCTACAACGCAACTTACACTAAGAACTATACTGATGATGAAAAGACCGATGAAGGCGAGGTGTAACCAATGGCTGTATACACTATCGAACTGGGCAGGCTTATCGATACCGGTTACGATATCGGCATGGATACTTACCCTGTTCCCTCATTTGTTACTGACCCTGCTGCTTGGCGTAAACAGCTGAACCAGAAAATTATCAACCACTACATGTTCATGGAAATAGGCTGTCTGCCCCCTGACAGATTCAAGCACTTCCTGAATATGACTATGGCTGAAATTATGCCGGTAAAAAACAAGCTGTTTGAAGCTCTAAACGAAGAGTGGAAGTTCTACACCGGTGGTAACATCACTGAAATTATCAATGATGGCCACACTGCTGACAGAACGCTAAACAAAAGTGGCGCTGATTCAACCAGCAGCATTTCCAACAGCACTACCAATGCCAACAACTACACATTGAATGTAGGCTCTGATACTCCCGGTCAGATGTTGAACATTGAAAGTGATATCACAAACAACACTTACGCAAGCAGAGCAACAAAGGACAAGAGCAATGGCAGCGCTAACACCATTGCAAACAGCAACGACACAACAACTTACGGAAGCAAGGACACAGAGAAGAATCAGTACAACGGCAACCGGAACAGAACTGTTAGCGGCTTGTACGGCAAGAGCTATGCAGAGCTGTTCAAAGAGTATTCCGAAGCACTGCGCAATATTGATGTTGAAATCATCGATGCTTTGAGCAGCTGCTTCATGGGCATCTTCTAAGAAGGGAGATTGTAACATGACTAAATTCATTCAGTCTGCTGACAGCAAGATTAAGATGGTCGAGGACAACAGTTACCTGCTGAACGGCGCTCTGCGCGTGTTTGCAGTGTTCACTGCTACCGGCGTTGTGAATGCAAATGACCCCGTACTGCTGGTAAACCTTCCGAATGTTGGTAAGCACGCAGAACTGGGTTGGTTCAATCCCGCCAGCGACCACGCCGCTACCGCTGGTGCAAGCGTGAAGAACACTACGTCCAGCAAGGACGGCATGCACAAGATTACCATTAGTCTTGGCACGGCAACCGCAGCTGGTCAGGAATACCACACTGACGGCTGGATTAACCTGCCGTAAAGCGAGGTGATATCCATGAACTTCAACGTTATCCTGTACTGGATGCAGTTCATTTCTGACCTGTTCCAGTATTTGGTGAACTACTGGAAGTGAGGTGAACACCATGGCATATGAGCCGCTTACACCTCTGCCGTTTCTTCCCATTATCGGCAGGTTTGACCTGAACACCTTTATCCCGGGTTCTTCCGATTATGAAATCATGGCGCGCGTTGTCGAAACGTACAACAAGGCTGTTGAACTGTTCAATCAGATTATCAGTCAGTACAGCGACATTGACAAAACCATTGAAGAACTGACAAAGGAATACCAAAAACAGCTAGACGCGTACAAAGACGAGACTGACCAGCACATTTCTGCTTTTGAGCAGGAAGTTAATACTAAAGTGCAGGCACAGGACACTAAAATTGGTGCACAGGACAATAAGATTGCTGAACTCGCTGCAACTGTTCGCAAGCTGCAGAATGATGTTGATGACCTTCTCAACGGTGAGTACATCGACAACTATGTGAAAGCTCTGGCAACGTGGATTGACAACAATCTGCAACAGATGGTAGCGAAGATTGTTAAGTACGTATGGTTTGAAATTGACGAGAGCGGTTACTTTGTCGCATACATTCCTGATACGTGGGATTTCGTGAACTTTGGCACTGAACTTGACCCTGATAACGAGGACTACGGTAAGTTGGTTCTCGAGTGGGAGAGCGCAGTCGTACAGTAATGTACTTGGAGTAGGCTGTAACATGCCGAGGTGGGTTTGTGGGAAATAAAAACAAAGGAGATAATACTATGGCTTTGAAGAAATTCATTGGCGCAAGGTATGCACCGGAGTTCGCTGGTGCTTGGAGCAATTCCAAACAGTATGCTGCTCTGAGCGTGGTGTATGCGGATAACCGCAGTTACGTTAGCCGGAAAACTGTTCCGGCTGGCACGCCTATCACGAACACTGAATTTTGGATTCAGAGTTCCGACTGGAATGCACAGGTCGCTGAGTACAATCTCAAGGTTGAAGGATACAATACCAACGTTGAGCGGTACAACAAGAATGTGCAGGACTACTCTGCGGCGGTAAACGGGTTCTACGCTGACACTCTGCACAGCTTTGATACCAAGGCGGATATGCAGGCAGACAGAACGCTGGCACTGGGCGAAACGCTGCTGACATGCGGCAATAAGAAAATCGGTGATGGCGGCGGCAGCTTCTATCAGGTGGTCAGCCAGACGAGTTCTACGGCGGTGGCACTGGACAATGGCCTGTTCGCGGAACCGTTTGAGTTCCAGCCGTATGACTACAGCCAGTTCCAGCAGGAAGTTGAAGGGTACAAGGACAGCACCACGCGGGTGTACAACACTCAGCAGGATATGGTTGCTGATGTTGGTATCAGCGCTGGTAATATCCTTATGACAACTGGTGCGCTGGAACAGGGCGATGGCCAGGGTTCTTTCTGGAATGTCACTGACAATCAGGAAGAGGGTTCTGTGCTCCTGCAGAACGGCAAGTACGCAAAGAAGTTCAACGTTGCAAGCGTTGATGCAAGCGGCACTCTGCTGTTCAACAACAAGGGCAATCAGGTGGCTATCTGGGGCGTTAAAGCTGGTGGCGAAACGGTCAATGTGCCGGTGAGCTACAGTCTGGGAGATACCAGAAACGTCTTTGTGGCGGTCGAGTACGACAGCGACAATACCAACGCTACGGTGAATCTGGTTGTGAGCGGCCCGGTGAGTTTCACTAAGGCATTTGCGTGGAGTGATGCAAGTGTCACCAGCGGTCAGGTTAAGACCGTTATCTATGCTATCACGCTGTATAGCAAGGGCAACAACGTGTATACTGGCGCACAGGAAGCTGCAAGCTATCTGACTACGCTGGAGAAGTTAATCGAAACGCTGACCATCAATGTGCCTAATCAGGCACAGGCACTGAATGCATGGAATGGCCCAAACGTTACAACGTTTAGTGCGGACTTTAACGTTAATACTGGTGTCGTCATTAAAGACATTACAACTACATTCAGCCTGGCAGGCTCTGGTGAATTCGAATTTTATGATGCTAGAATCCCATCAGTTAACGGTAATTCATCCCAGTTAATTCCTTCACCAGGCATAAGTAGTCCTAAAGTCCTTAACTTTAACCGATACATCCCCGCTGGAAGCGCAAGCGTATCTTTTAATGACCTTTTTGCATTATCTGCCAATATGAAAAAGGCGTCAGCTGCTACTGGTAACTATGGAGCTTTCAATTTCACAAGTGGTAATTTTCAGGGAAAAATTGCATATTTCCCCGTAAATGTAGGTGAAATGACAAGTTACAATGTTAACAATGCTGATACAGTGTGGAACGGCGAACAGTTATATGAAGCAAAGGCAAAATTTACTGTTTCTTCACCGTGCATTCTGCATAGTTATACTATTAACAGCAATAACACCAATATCCATAACACCCTCACTAGCGAGAACGGAAATTTTATCGGAAACGACCACGACACTGCTGGCACTACCACTTATGAACCGAATATGTATTTAACTCCCGGAGTTGAATACACATTCACTTTTACTGGTGTCGAGTATTCTGATAAGTTTGCAGCTCCCGCTACTGTCACTGGCAGCTTCGGGCCTATCACGTTCACAAGCGGCAACTATCAGGGCACAATCACTGTCATTCCTATTAACGACTAAGGATTAGAACTAATGACAGACAAATACTTAGACTACTAGCAAATAAATAATAGAGGGCTGAGAAATCAGTCCTCTTTTTATTTTAGCAGAAAACTTATAAGCTAGTACAGCCTAGCGAGCGAACGAAGTGAGCGAGCGGTCGAACTTCTATGCTGCAGCCATTGATCTTTGTAGTGTCAAGGTTCATCAGTACACGCCCCCGTTGTTCTTATTCCTAAC